ACGTAGTGTAGCTGTTGGTACTATGTCTGCTGTAGACTGTCTTACGTAACCTGCCAAAGTATCATCTCCTGTCGGCTGTCTCATACGTCAAGGCTATTGCCTGTATAGTATGACTTGCGTTTGTATTGTTGGTAACATAATTTACTGAAACAGAGTTACCTGATCCTGATATGTTGGTAAGAGTTTTAGGTGATGGGTTACCATCGTATATACCACCTGCTCCATATATAGCCGTACCATAAACTGAAGCCGCACCCTCCGTGCTAAACTCATAGTTTGTTGGGTTTACTGTATTCGTATCATCATAGTCGTAAGATACACCAACAAATACTTCTGTGTTACCTTCGGACTTAAGATATGTATTTACTTTATGTACTACCTTACGTACCTCTGGATCTTGCATGTAAAAGTAAGGACTTTGGTATAAACTAAATATATCCCCACCTTCAAAACTATTACCTCTTTCTTGACGGTGTACTTTACCAGAACCATCACCGTGTATCACATGTTCAAACTGTCCTATGTATCCACTATCAACACAGTTAGCTTCTATGCCAATCAACTGGCTATACTCGAAGATACTCTGTTTATTCTGACTCTTACGTATACCACCTATCAAAGATAGAGATGAGTCATTCTTAAAGAAGAATCTAAACTGTGACTTCTTCCTGAGTACAACAATAGCAATGTCTATAATTTGTTCTGATAAATAGTAGTTATCAAAAATAGACTGTATTTCTTTAGATACAGTAGCAAGTTCAACATCACCAATTTTATCAGTACCAGATATAGGACGTATACCATCAGGTCCTAAGAAGAGTAAGTCACCACCAAACTCTACCACAGAATCAGGTGCAAGGCAACCCATATTTGATGTAACATTTTCTAGTGTAAAGTTAGCCGCATTGTTTCCTATTAGTCTTTTAATGTTGTTTGCACCAAAGATGTATAACTGATTACGGAACTTTTTAACTGCAGTTATAGTATAACCTACATTGATAACACCAGCACCGTTAGCAGGACTAAAATCAGAATGGTTTAGTGGGGCACTAAAGTATATATTGTAAGGCTCAGATGAATCACCGCACAAGAATATATGAGATGCAAACTCTTCAGAGTACTTAGGATTATTTGGAGCTTGTGCATGTGTTATTTGTGTATATGCAGTACCATTATATGTAGCTGCAGGATTTATACCATCAGTAAGAAGCATCACTTCACCTGACCAGTTAAAGCTAGTAAATCTTACTTTACTAACATTAGTCATATCAGGATTACCAGCTTCGGGTATAGCTACCCAAGACGAGTTAGAGTTTTGCCACTTGTATAGATAATCATGCCCTGATGTAGGTTTTCTACATGCAAATATACCATCGTCTAAGTTACCATTTACTGCTACACCTAGTACAGCACCTGTACCGGGAACAGTACCATAGTCATTAGCATACCCACTAATACGACGATACCCACCAGCTAGGGCAGGTTCATAGTTTATCATACGTATAGCACTACCTGATAAGTTTGAAGCTTGGGTTAAAGGATCAACATTAGTGATCAACCCTCCAGCACAAACTGACAGGTATGTATTTAGTTTATCTACCATCTAGACATCATTCTTATAGAAAGAGTTACCCATTCTGTTTATTACAGTAGACCTTAGGTAGTCCTTAGTATCTACTAATAGTCTACGCATAGTCTTTATACCCTTTTTAAACTTATCAGCATGTAGCTGTGCAGACTGTTCATTAGATCTAAAGTGCATTAAGTACATCATAGCACCATCAAGTACTACATGTCTAAATCTATCTGGTATTATACAAGTGTCCGTGCTTAATGTTAGGTCTGCAGGAAACTTCCAGTAGCTGTATTCTATAACATAAGCAGCATCCGGGGGAGGTGTAACTCCAAACTTAGTACTCTGTGTTTTATATACTGTAGTAGGTTTACCATGACCGCTTACACCAGCTACATCATCTATACTTCTCTTCTCGGATACATAACTTTCGTAAGAAATACTAGGTAGATGTGTTGGCTGGGCAGACTGTGCACTTGTTAGATAAAAGGTTTCCCAATCAGCTTTTGAATAATCAGCAGGGAATTCATACGTGCTAGTACCCGAAGCTAGTGTGTGTTCATATGTTACTAAAGTGAAAGGCCACTCTTGTGCATCTTGTAATATTTCACGTATAGAAGAATTAACAGCATCTTTAGCTAGAGACTGAACGTTTTTAGTTGTAGTAAAATCTGCTTCACTAATTTCGACTTCGTTAAGACGACGAAGTAATTCGTTCACTAAGTTTATATAAGTCGCCATGTTAATTCCTACAGGAGTTTAAATGTGTATAAAGGGGCCAGTACAAAACCAGCCCCAATATTAAGTTTTATTACGCAGCGTTGTAGTGCGCTGTGACTAATGCTTCTGGGCGAAGAATCTTGCGCCCGTAAAGATGCATACCGCGAACAATGTCAGCGAATGAATCTGGATCACGATAGTTCTCGACCTTGTTGATCTGCTCAGCAGAAGCAACAGCATCGTCTTGACCAGCTACGATAACACCAAAGTTTACGTCTTGTGCTAATGCACCAGAAGTTCCAGCACCTGTACCCTTAGCAGGTAAAGAGTTGGATTGGTAAATACGGAAGCCGTGTAGGTTGTTTAAGACCAAGCCATTTTGTAGACCTGCTCCACCGAAGTCAGCATTCAACATACGTGAATCTTCGTCTTTGAGCATCTCAATAAATACCGGGTCTAATACCAGCCATCTACCTCTTGAATCAACATTTGCTTGATCCATCTGACGTGCCATACGAGCAACCACTGTCAAAGGTGAAACAGTCGCTGTAGACAACGCTGTTGCGCCTGGAAGACGTGGAGCCAATGGGATTGAATCACCAGCAGCATATGCTGTTGAAGCAGAGTCAGCAGAACCCAATGAACCGAAGTCCGTTGCGTCCAAATGGTTAGCAGTTAAAAATTCACCTGTTAGGCTACCAGCTGTGTCGTGCTGTGCATCACCTGATGTTGCGGTAATAAAAGCACCTGCAGTTGTGTGACCTGACATGTATGATAGAATGTCTGCATCCATTGAGTCAGCCATCTTAAATGCTGCGCGGTCAGCAGCTAAGCTAACGTAGTCAACATTTGAGAATTGGTCCTCGATGTCATCCATCTTGAACGCAAAGTAGTTAGCTTTATCAATAGTCAAAGAGAAGTCTTCATCATTCAACTTTTCAACAGAGATAGCTGTGTGACGCTCAAGAGCGTTTACAGTTACATCTGGTTCTTTTTGAATGCGAACAACATCGCCTTGGTTTGCAATCTCACCAAAGTAAGAGTTATTAGTGATTGCGTTAGCTACAGCTGCACGACGAAGTGCGATCTGTGCTTGTTTTGAGTAGATAATTGGGGAAAAGTTTCCGTTAAATCCACCACTTGCGGAAGTAATAGCCATTGTGTAATCTCCTTATAGATATGGCGTGACATTATACGCTTCATACCAACTAAAGAGGCTCTTACTATTAGGGTAGTCAGCTTTGCTTTTGGGATCGCCATCCTTTGAGCGCTGGGCCTTTAGTCCGAGGTAGTTCTTTTTCTTGGATAGAGCTTAGTTATAAGCATGTGCAGTTCAAGTACCACGATTCCAATACCATACTTAATACTTGATACTGCACATGCCCCTAGTTGTATCCATCTTTTAACAGATGTCAACTATTTCTTTGATAAATCGTAAATAAATTTACCTTTACGTTGAGCGTCCATTATTTCTTCTTGACGCTTCTCATATTCTTTAATGCTCATCTTAGCAATTTGTGACTCACGTAAGTAAGATGAACTGTCGTCTGACTCTGGTGCAGCTGAGCGTTTACTCTTTATAGAACTCGCTGCGCCTTTATCAGATGAATTAGCTTTCTTTGTAGAGATACCATTGTCAGCTTTGTACAAGTCAATAACGCGAGATACAGATTTAGCATCATCTACATTCTCGTATAAAGCATCCTGTACCCACTTAGGTTGATTGTCTGCCCATGTGTGGAAAGCATCGTCTTCCCTAATAGATACAAAGTCAGGGTGCATATGCACTAACTCAGCCTCAGCTTTTTCTCGCTTTGCACTAGAGCGTAACTCTTCTATCTCAGCAAGCCTAGCATCTAGAGTAGATGACTTCTTATCAGCTTCTTTTGCTGCAATAGCTTCTACAATACCTGCAACATCTGGGAACTTCTTAGCCCAAGCTTCAATCTCTTCTTCTGACTTAGGAAGTACAAGCTCATTCTTTGTTGCAAGATCCAGTTGTTTCTCTAGCTTGTCAAGCTTAGCAGTAAAGTCTTTCTCTTTATCCTGCATGTGTCGGCGTAGATCACCATACCGTTTCTTGAAGTTTTTCTCTTCACCACTTAACTCAGCATCATCTTCTTGTGCTTCACCTTCGGGTTCTTCTTCTTGTTCGGTACTACTCTCTGTCTGAACTTTGGGTTCGACAGGATCTTCGCTACTGGGTTTCGCCTCAACAGCTTCTTCTGTTTCATCTGTCTCGCCACGTGCTTGCTTTAGCAGTGCCTCTAGTTCTTCTTGATCACGCTTAACACGTGCATCATTTCTTTGATGTGAAGCCGATGTAGTTTTAATCGGCGTAGTTTCTTGTGGCTCTTGTATCATGTTGTACTCCTTATGATGGGGCCAGCCTAAGCTGGGTAGCCTTATTGTTATATGAAGTTTTTGTAGTTACTTCTTCTTCTTGGTTTTCTTCTTGGAAGCTAAACCACCTTCTTTAAAACCTGTTACAGGTCTTCCTCTAGCTATGTCTGACATTTTCTGAGATGCTTTTCTACCTTCAGATCTGATTGTACTTATATCAGAAGCTGAAGCACCTCTTCGTTTTGCATTAGCAGCAACCGTGTTAGTTGCAATCATAGATGATTTATACTGGTCTCTACCTCGTTGAGCGGCTGCCTGTGCTTCTTCTGCACGTTTAGCCTCAGCTGCTTGAGCAGCAGTAATTGCTGCAGCTTCTTCTTCAGCCTTACGTTTATCTCTAAGGTCTCGGAATTGTTGAGATGTAATTGGGTCTCCATACGGGTTATCATATAGAAGAGATGTAGTTATATTGTTAGGATCTGTTTCATCTACTATAGGTTTTGATACAAAAGCCTCCTTAACTTCTGGAGCTATTGGCTCTGCTGCATATACTTCTGGTTCTTTAACCTTCTCTAAAGCATCTCCATATGTAAGTGTTGGAGTGAAGTCTTTATCTTCTTGATCTGCATAAGACTCACTAGCTCCAAAGCTTCCTGTCTTTAAAAACTCCAAGAAGTCTCCATCATTTGCTGAGCCTTGTGTAGATGCAAACTCACTACCTTCTTCCAAAGATATATCAGCTATCTTTACAAACACTTCTCTATCTACTGGGTCTCCATAACCAAGTTCAGTTGCTATAATAGTATCTTGGCCTAGGTTATTATCTTCACCTTCACCTGTGTATCTTCTACCTAAGACAGGTGCACCATCACTACCTTTTACATCCATCTCATACCACTCAAAGCCATCACCAGCATACACACCGTTCCTAGTAACCTGACCATAAGATTCAAACTTTGTTTGTTCTCTAGTTACAGGGTCTACATATGTAGAAACTTTACCTGTTGTAGGCGCTAGTACTTCTTCCTCTGTTGGTAGCTTTGTTTCTGGTTGATCCATACCCATTATGGCAGGGTCTCCAGAAGAGAGAACGCCTTCAGTAGGTGTTATGTTTGTAGTTATATCACCTTCAAAGTCATATACTTCACCAGCTTCATCATCCATCCGCTTAGCTATCTCTAATGCCTTAGCTTCTTCTTCATTCTCTGGGAAGAACTCCTCTTTTAGTGCACCATATACACGTGTGATTAGGCCAGGTTTACCTTTCTTGGATGCTTCTAATAATCCTTCAAGAACAGATTTTTCTGCTGTAGGTGTTTCTTTTGCTGCAATCCTACGTTCTATCTCTTTCTCTAAGCTTCTAGCACTATGCATCATAGCACCCTTAACAAATAGACCTAGTACAGGATTAATAGCACCTGCACCAAATGCTATTGCTGTAGACTTAGCAGACGATTGATCATCTAACATCTTAGCAATTTCGTCTGTGGTAAGCGTCTTATAGTTAATAGCCTTAGGTGCTGGCATCGGTCTACTGTCTCTACTTCTACCAGTAGGTGTTACAACCTGTGGTTCTGGTTGCGCTGCAGTAGTAGCAGTAGTTGTAGTATCTGCAGTAGTTTCCTCTTGTAGTGTATATCCAGGAGGTATAGACGTTTGAGGTTCACCATTAATAAATGTAATGTATATAGTGTGTCCAGATTCACTAACATATGTACGAACTTCTACACTAGGTGCACTACCTACCGATCCGTTACCTGCACTGATACCTTCGCTACCTAAGCCCAGCGCACCCATAGTTTCGTAACCTTCGTCACCTGGAGATAGAGCATAACCACCCTCAGCCATTGCCATAGGTTCGCCATCATCTTCTACTTCTAGTTCTGATATATCAAACATCATACCATCAAGTTCATCTACAGGCTCACCACCAATACGTCCGTTTTCAGCCATATCTTGATAACCAAATTTAGCCTTAGCTCGTAAGTTTTCAAAGAACCTAACACCATAGAAGCGTACTACGTCAGAAGGTACGACATATTCACCCTCACTTAGTTGTGCTGGTATATCGTCACGTACCTCTTTTGGGGTAGAACCCATCGGAACTTCGTTACCTGACACAGGATCAATACCCTGAGTGTTGTCTGGTACTGTATCTAAATCTACGCTACCACCCAGTGAAAAAGCCATTCTTGTTTGTTCATTCATTATTGTTCCACCTTCTTTGAATCCTTTTACATTTTTAGTAGCTGTTATTATTGAATCTTTTAAAGTAACATTATTTTTGCCAAATACTTTTTCTACAAAAGGCAAATACTCACTTGTAGTTTGAAACCTTTGCCAACCCTTAGATGTTTGCCTTGCACCCTTTTCTCTATCTGCTTTACTTCCTTCGTACACAGAAAAGTGTGCCTTTCCTTTAGGTTTTATTGCGTTCTCTGCCTGTTCAACTACATTAAAAATGTTTTCATCTTCTTTTATAACATTTAGTACATTGTGAGACATAGCCATATCAGCTTGTCCATCTTTTACAGAGTCAACAACTGCTGCATTATGTTCTGGTGTTCTATTAAACGGATCATAAACTTTTACAGTTGCACCTTCTTCAGCAGCGTCTTGCACTAAGTTATCAAAGCGCCCACCACCAATGTCAACAATAACATCACCGTCTTTTATTTCACCACGTTTCTTTAGCTTATTGTAACCTGCAGGTCTTTTAAACTCATTTATAGATGTTGCTGCTGAGTCATAAAGTTGTTTTGGATATGACCATACACTTTGCTCTTTAGAACCATCTATATCTGTACGTGAAACTTTTTTAGTTTTGCTAGGTACTACTTTAAAGTCTTTACTCTTTACTCGGTCTGCTAATTCTGAATAAACTTGCATAGGCATAAACGTAGTATCACCTGCTCCTATACTATTTTCCTGAGCAACTTTTTCTAACCTACGTGAAAAGCCTTCACCAAAAGCAGGTTCGTCCATAAGATCCACAGCAGACTGTGTTACAGTTTTATCAAATACACCTGCTGGTGTGTCTGAAATCATGTTTATCTGAGGCACACCTGTCTTAGATACACCATAATCAGTTTTTTTATTAGGGTTTATTTTTACACGCTTAGCTACATCAAATACTTCTCTAGCACCATTCTTTATAGCTTTAGCAGCGGCATCTCCTATTCCAGGAATAAGACCTACAATAGCAGCTCCACCTAAAGCACCAGCTAAATAGTAATTAGGATTAACCTTTTGTAGTTCATCATAGACTTCTTTAGCCGCCATAGCATCACCAATAATAGGTGTCATACTAGCAACAAAAGTAGTTGCATCCTTTATAGATATCTCAGGAATATTAACCTGTAATGAATCTGCATAATCACGCCATTCATCTGTAGTTCCACCTTGAAACATTTCTTCAGTTTGATTATCTAAGTCATCCATTTACTTTATCCCTCAAGTATTGAAGTTGACGTAGCGCACGTATAGCACCTTGATGCCTGTATAGTTCAGCAGTATCTGTAACAGTTTCCATACTACGATGTTGTGTAGAAATACGCTCCTCTAACTCAGAGAGAAACGATTCCCACGATATCTGATTGTTTACAAAACCCTTAAGAGACATTGCCACTAAATCCTTGTTCGCCTGGAACTGGTGCTGTACCCATGCCTATCTGTCCACCTCCACCGCCAGATGTGTCCTGTACGCCTCCCTGAGGTGTCTGTGGCGCTTGTTGGCCTCCCTCTGGTGCAGGTACACCCTCAGGTGCTTCTGGAGGCTGTGCTGGTTGCTGGAAGCCTTTGAGGATCTCAGCTTGGATAGCAGCGTCTGCCATAGAGTTAGTAACCTTATCAGGATCGAGATCCATAGACTTAGCAATCTCACGTATAATGTAATCCATCTTAGCAAAAGGAGCTAGTACTGGGTTCTGTGCTACCTGTAAGAATTGCATTAAGCGCTGGGATCTTACTTCGTTAGCCATTAAGCTTTCTGTACCTGATGCATGTACTTCTAAGTCACCACGTATTTGTTCATCAAAGTCAAACTGCATGTTGAAAGAGAAGAATGCTTTACCTAGTGGGCGAAGTAAATAATCATCAACGTTTTTAACTACTGTACGGATAGAACCGTTAGCAGCAGACATAAGCATACTAATACCTGAGGCTGTACGCCCAACGCCTGATACTCCTGTTTGACCATGAGCAAAGCTAGGGAAGCCAGTACTTTCATCTGCTAGTACACGTGCCTTATCAAATAGTTGCATATTCTCTTGAGCAACATTTGGGAACTTAGTACCAAAGATGGCTTGTCCTGGTGCACCCCCAGCCCTGCGGAAGACCTTGCCCGGGTATACAGATAAGTCTTGTCCCGGTGTTAAGTTGGTCTCGTCTACTTCTATAATAAGATTACCAGATAGTGCAGCATTGTCAATAGCCATACGCATAAAGCCATTCATTAATGTCTGTGTATCATCCATATTCTCAGCAATACCTACACCAAAGAAGCTGTAAGGGTTATGCTCGTAAGGAACTGCATAGTAAGGAATACGAGTAGGTTTGAATGGGTTCAGTACAAATCGTAGTACTTCACCATTACATACCCATACGTTACAGTTAACCTCATCTAATTCTTTTAGTTCGCTGGGTATATTAACACCATGCTCTTCAAGTAGTTCAATGTCTACGTAACCCCAGAACTCTAATACTTCCCAACGCTCAGAGGATGGTTGTGTATCATCGTCCTCCATAGTCATTTCCCAGTATTTTTGTATGTAGTCAGGCCCTTTATCTACAGCCATCTGAACTGAATCAGACATGAAGTAGGGACGACTTCTTAAAGAACGTAATTGTGTACGTGACATCTTATGACGTTCAACAGTATATTCTGCATCATTCATAGACTTAGCTTCTGGGTCTGGGTAGAAGTCCCAAGAGGAAACATGGCTACACTCAGGCACTGTTTTGACTAATGGATCATACTCACCATCATCATTCCAGTTAGGGTATTCTTTATCTACTGCGAAAGGACCCTTCATAACACCTGTGCCTAGTAGTGCCATCTCAAACGCCATAGAGCGTAAGTGTGTTGATGCACCTGATTCTTGTAGCTGATCATGGATTTTCTTTTCCATCTTCTTAGCTGCAATCATAGCTGGGTGGAACGATACAGTAGATGGTGTAGTGCCATCACCCTCAATAATCTTATCTGATACAGCTTCTAGCTTACTGTTTAAACCACCCATTCGTGCCTGTAAGTCCATAAGGGTCTCACCAGGTTTTAGTGTAGTATCACCGTTGAGAAGATAAGAACCAGAAGCTTTATCTTCAGTTACAGGTTTTAGTGCATCACCTGCAGCTTGAGCCTTAGGGTCTATATTAATATGTACTGCTTCTGCTACACCATCAGGTAATACAGAAGGATTAACTGATAGTGGGAACTTGTTGTTACCAAATAATACATCTACAATCTGACCATATGCAGCAAGTGTCTTAGTCTTAGTAACCTTAACAAATACGCGAGACTTCTCTGTGTCGGTAAACTGTACATCCTTGCCGTATAAGCCCCTATAGTTTCGGTAAGCTTTTAACCAGCGCTGTTCATCTGAGTAACGTGCATCTTCTGCTCGATTGTATCTCTCTTGTACAAAAGCTACTACACTAGATTTTTCTTCAAAGATTTTATCCGTACTGTTTTCTGCAGCTACGACTTCATCTGTTTCAAACATTTCTTCTTGTTCTGCCATTTATTAATACCCGAATGTTGTATCACTAGCTTGAAAGCCTGTGCGTTGTGTTGCTGGGTTGAAATCCCAAATGCTGCTGCGTGGACGTGTCATAACACCATAACGTAAAGCATCGTATAAGTGATCCTCTGCGTGAGTGTCTACATCTTCTGGGTTTCTCTTATCCAGAGGAATGCTTGGTATCTGCGCTATAGTGTTTGTGCAGTTATTCATAAATACTAATCTAGGCTTCTCAGTAAACTCATCGACTTGTAACCGCCTATGTATTTCGTTTTTACCTGCGACACGCGAACCCCTAGAGCGATCAGATGGTCGCCAGCGACAACCTTTCATAATCATTTGCTCAGCTAGTGATGGTCCCGTGTCGCCACGGTTGTGCCACAAAGAAGAGTCTAGCACCCCGTATCTCATACCACCATCTTTTTTCTCTAAGTCTAAAATCATATCAGCTAGATCTGTAGCTGTAACCTTAGAACAATATAACTCTCTGTAAGCAATGAGTTGCTCATCGGGTGCGACAGCAAACCAGATAACCCCTGTATAAGATCCGTAGCCGTAGTCGCAAGCTCTAAACTTAACCCAGCTTTCGGGAACTTCAAAAGCGTCAATGACATGTTTGGTTCTGTCAAACTCTGGGAAAGCTGCTCCATCATTAATATCCCAGTTACCTTCTAAGAGTTGTTTTCTTTGGTGCTCTGGTAGTGACAATAGCATCGCTTCATAGTCACCTGCTTCAGAAAGATACGGATTATCAAACAATGATGCAGGTATAAACCTACGCTTAAACAAAGGTTGTCCTGCTTTACTATGCCCTACAGGATATGTAATAGTCTCTCCTGTTTCAACATTAGTAGCCCAGAAAGGCTCATTAGATGGTCCAGGATCAATAAACATTTTCTTAACCCACTGGTGACCGCTACCCCCTGGGTTGGTAGTAGCTCTCATGTACAAACCTAAGTTTTTAGCTGAACTACGTAAACGTGATCTCATGTAGTCCCAAGCGTAGGGACTCGACCATTGTGTAAGTTCGTCAAAGCCTATCCAGTTAAAAGCCTGTCCTTGGTAACGAGTAACGTCTGTATCTTTATCCAAGTACGACATCCAGAGTCTACCACCCTTAGGTGAAGTCCACTGTGACTTACGCTCAGACCACTTTATGCCCGGTATAGCTTTAGGGTATAACTCTTGGCTCTTTTGTATTAATTCTCTAAGTTCTTCTGTAGTATGACGTACAAGCAACCCTGAGAAGTTAGGATCGTTTAGTCCATGTAGAGGATCAGCTAACATAGCATATGATTTACCTCCACCAGCTGCGCCGCCATATAGTACTTCTCTTTCTGATGAACTCAGAAACGAGGTCTGGGGGCCTGGGTTAGGCTTAAACACTATATCTTGTGCTAACTCCTCATCATATGCAGGAGCAACAGCCTGTGCTGGAACAGTATCTCTAGGCACGTCTATCTTTTCAACTGCCTGTACCTGAGTCTGCGTAGGCTCCAACACCTTGGGTTTCGAGTTTTTCGATTTCCTCAAGGGTTTCTTCGAGCCACTTGGCAAACTTGCGTTTAATAGCAGATGCTTTTCTACGTCTTTGCTCAACTTCGATTCTCTTCTTTAGTCCCATATGAGATATATAGCGACCTGTTTCTTTGCTCAGCCATTGTGCTACTGCACGATAACTATACTGCTTAAGATGTCTCTTTGCAAGATCTAAAGCTTCAAGCTCCAGACGGACAGGTATCAGAAGCCTATCATTGTCTGGAGCTAGGACATACCCCCAAGGTATCTTTGTTGTAACACGAACTATTGTGTGCCACTCTTTTTCTTTGCCTTTGGTTGGCTTTGGTAATTGCCAGAATCCTAGGTCTCTTGTTGGAATACTTATTCGTTTGTGCCTTCTTTTGGTGGTAGATAGAAGATGCCACCACTTGATGTGACATCCACTTTATCTACTTTACCAAGTCCAGCGCGGTCTAGCAAGTCTTTTGCTGCAACCATTTTTTCTTTTATGCCTAGCTCAGTAGGATCAGAAAGAGCACCTACCATAGCAACTGCAGCTTTAGGGGCAGTACGGGCAAAATAAGTACGAGTCTTCTCGCCTATCTCATCCTTTAGGGATTCAACAATAGCTGTAGTGCTGCTGCTGTCCCCGTAACCTGCCAACCTTTTAGCTGCAACAGCATCACCATTAGCCTCATCGAATAGTACTTCAAGAAACTTGTTTTGTTTTTCGGTTAGATTTCTCGCCATATATATGCTCTCTTATCTCGCCACGGCTAATGCCTATGTCGTGTAAATCTCTGTCACTCATATTGTTAAGTAACCAAAGATCAGCCCTTGCTTGTTGTGTTCTTTGTACAGCCCTAAAGCCGCGTTGTAAAAAGTTTAGCATCACTATCTCCTTTGTTTGTGTGCGGAGATAGTTATACTTATTTAGTGATTACTTAGTACACCTGTTTATGCATACCCGTTAACCTACAGGTATAAAGGTTTCAGTTACTGTAACAATAGTATCAATGTGACCAGCGGAAGTAGGGACGTTTTGTATTTTGTCACCGGGCTGTAATACTAGATCAATGTCAGAAAAAGAAACGTAATCACCAGAATTCAAACTCTTACCTGACAGAAAGTGTGACGTGTAAGTATCAGCTGCTATATACCATTCTACATCTACAGAGTTTGTACTTCCACCACCATTAACTACGTGAATAAAGGTAACTTCAGCTACACAGTTAGGAGGGCACGTATATACAACTTCCGTTGCAGTCCCATTATTGTGACCGTACACAGAACGCATACGTGAGGATTTGCCCTGATTAACTAAGCTCATTACTCATCAACCCACGCTTCATTCTCTGGTGTGTTAGGATCATCCTTAACGTAGTGACCTTTAGCTGTACGTGCACGTTTCTTACCTTCGGGTGCTTTAGACTTTTTCTTAGCCTTAGGTTTAGTAACTTCAACGGCTCTACAAATTTCTGTTACATTTGGATCATTACAAAAAGCATTACCAAATCTATCTTCTATAGCCGCTTGATTGCCACGCTCATCCCAAACACAACCATCTACATCTACTGTGTAGCCGTGCTTCTCTAGAGCATCTTTATATTTTTCATAAACCTTCATCTACCTATCCTTTTTTCATAGGTTTAGACGCTGGGTTAGATGCACCACAGTAACCGCCCCTATTCATCTTCATAGGTTTCTTAGCCATTCCACCATACGACATTTTAGTCTTACCTTTTTGACAACCCTGTTTAGCACACTTAGCTGGGCTAGGGCAATCTGGACACGCTTTAAATTTCATGTTCTTTTCTTTCCTGATGCTGTTGTAGACCAAGCTACACGTCCTGGTCCTGTTTTCTTAGCTGCTTCTTTTTTACTTATTTTACTCGCCACTTTTTTGGGACGACACGCAGGATAAGGTCTACCACTTTCCGATACACCCGACCTACCACATTTTTTACCTGTTTTAACATCTGTCCATTCCTCTCCGAACCATTTACCTAAACCACCCTTAGCAAATCCTCTACGACCTACAAGAACGTGCTGACTACGTGACTTTGTTTTTCGTCGTGCCACTATACTTACCCCCAGCTTTTTTATACTCCTTAGTGAGCCAAGCAGATGCATAAGCGCTGGGCCATACTTTAAACTTTTTCTTAGCCAGAGCTTTCTTCTGGTTATACAATTTCATATTTGTAGGTTTAGGGGATGCTGCCATTACCACTTCACCTTATCAGCCCAGTAAGCCGCTGATAGCTTACCTCTTTTAATATTCTTAGCGTGTCTAGCCTTAAAGCTTGCACGTTTCTTTTTCATCCTATCAGATTCACCCGCTTTAGGTTTACCTGCTGTGGATGCACCCTGCTCACCAAAGCGAATCATCTTAATAATATCACCTACTTTAGCTAATACTACGTGAGATTTAGTAGGGTGCTTGGGCGTTCGCTTGGGTTTGTTGTAACCTTCAAACTTCTCACCTCTGTATTCAATAGCCATTATAAAGGGTTATCCGCTAATTCGTCATAGGCTTTCCAAATATCATCTACTTCAGTCTGTAGTGTATCTAGGGTATCACCTAATCCATCTGTAATAGTTGTAGCTTTATCTACTTGACTACGTAAGTCTAGTAGTAACTTCTGCTGTTCTAGTATCTGTTGCATATTAGTCGTTAACTGTGCAAGCTTCTGGTTTAGACCTCTCACATCATTATCTAGTATAGCTTGTTCTAACGTCTGTATACGAACTATGAGTTTACCTTCTAGTTCCTGTACATTAGTCTGGATTAAAGAGTCTAACGTTATAATCTCACTGCTTAATTCATTATCTACTTCAGTAAGGTTGCGCTGGGCTACAGTCTCTACAGATGTTATGCGTTTATCCATAGCACCTGTCTTACCATCTAGTGTATCTATACGGTCTAATGATTCTCCTACACCAGCTTCTACACCATAGAAACGGTTAAGGGTATCATAACCAAAGTATATACCACCAGAAATAGTTGAAAGGACAGGGACAGCTACTGCCATCACCCATCCTTTTATATTGTAACCACCTATGCTAAAACTCATTGTGTTGGCATTGCTCCATATTCATTTATGTATTCACCTGCAGCATATATCTCTGAGGCATTCTTCATTTCAGGTGTTAGGTATCCTTGGAAACCTGTACCAAAACTAGAGTCACCCCAAGTTATTACAAACTCATCTATATTCTGAGTATATGTAATAGCTGTATAGCTACCTACCATAAAGTTGTTAGCTGAAGCATAACTGTCTACAGTAGCTGTTAAGTCATCATTGTTAGCAGCTGCCATATAAGCACCAGCCTGTTGAGCAAATGTTTCTACAGCGGCTACAGCCTCATTATACTCGTTAACTTCTGCTGTGTCAAGGCTATACGCATCTGTCTCTAACATACCCTGTAACTCAACTTGTTCTGGCTTAGTATCAGCCTCAGCGGCTACACTGGTTACAGATACTGCTGTCATAACTATTGATGTTGCCGCCGCTAAGTTGTCTACCGCAGTATCTAAGCTATTCATGTTAGCCGCATGTTCCTGCATAAACATCTGCTCAGCTGTTTCAGCTATAGCGTAGTCATGATTCAGTACAAGCTCTTTAGCGTCTAAGTATGCATTCAACTCAGATGATGTAATAAGCCCATCGTCAAACGTATCATCATTGATAACACCACCAATAGCGGCATAACCTACAGCACCTACAGTCATAACAGCTGATTCAGTTATACGATCTTGTATATCACTGATTGAAGCTATGAGTGCATCAATCTTTTCCTGCCCCGTCATTGAGTATTCTGGGGGTGTTGGTGACTCTGCGTTTGCTAGTGCGGAAACGCTCACTAAGACTGAGCTTAGGAGCATCGTCTTCAACGGTTTCTTCATCTTTATCTTCCTCTCCTACCCTCAACAGGGTGTTCCAAAATTCCTGGTCTTCCTCATACCCAACAATATAAAGTGCTGGAGTCTCTCTGTATTTCTTTATCGCCGCTTTTCCCATAAGCAACTTCCCTGTCTTACTATCGTTGATAGGGCATGGCGTATTCGCTAACATCATACTTCTAAACACTACAGGGTCTTGGCACAGAATAGATATAGCTGATACCTGTAGCCCTAAGCCACCTACTTGCTGTGGTGCTCCTAAGAGCCTAGCATTCTTTCTACGGTTACAAGCTTTATCCTGAGTCATAGTACCCTGA